GTTAAACTGAGACCACCCTTAGCGACAGCCGCTAACCATGAATCATAACCTTTAAAACTTTCATAGTATTTCAAACAGATGGCATCTTTAGACATAGCTTTCCAAGGATCTCGCACCATAATCCATTTGGTTCCATCCCAAACGGGTTGTGCCTGACAAAATACAAACTTTTCCAATTCATAAACAGGTTCTTCGATTGTCATCTCGTAGCCTAATTTGAGAAAGTATGCATCCAATGCAGACATGATCTTATCCAGATGTTCGGTTTCAATGATGATTGCAGCATCATCACCGTTGTCGACCACTGCATATTGATCTGGTGTAAATCCAAGTGATAGCATAAATGAATAGATCATTGCCACCGTTATTACAACATTTCCTGACGCTGTGTTAATTACTCCTGACGTACGAGTACCAAATACACGGTACGTTAGGGTTCCATCTTTGCACCTCCCAAAGCCACGGTTCACCAGTTGCCAACCTAATAATGTCTTGAAAAATGGGTCATAGTTATATTGCTCGTAGCAACTATGTTCAAATTCAAGTGCGGGTATAGTGGTATGTTGGTCAAATCGCTTAGCGTCGATTGGGATTATAACCGGGTTTTTAAACCTGGAAAAGCTTCTATGGATGTGGTAAGCACACTGCTCCATGTTTAGGCCCTTCATGACTGTCTTACACCCGTGTGTGTCGAAGCCAAAGACCTTATCGATTGAACGATATAAGTTGTGTTCTATTGGTCTCATAAAGAGTCCCAATGGTGCGTTGTACCTAGGGTGACCTGGTCGGATAACTCTAGGCACAGGTTTGAGTTGCTTTTCACCTTTAACGAAATCTGAGGTATAGGCGTGTTTCCGCATAACACCGCCCAAATTGCGATTGTCCTCAAAAGCTTTTCGATATACTTCCATCTTGCGGCTGCCGGAATAGCAAGCCAAAAATTTTGACTCACTCATCGGTGCGACATGGTGGGAGTACCTACTAAGCTGCCTAGTAAAGGCGGCTGTTTCACTCTTCCAAACCTGTGAAGTGGTGGTTGGAGGGAAAACAAATCCTCCAGCCCCATCGCTAACGAAGAAAACACGTTCTTTGATAGCTCTCTCCAACGTACTAATACCGTTATTATACACGAAATAATTAACGGCGGGATTGGTCATCCCATTTAGTTTTAACATCCTTCTATTTTTAATTATGGCACTCCCAAATCTTTCTACCTTCAAGAAGGGACCTCTGGGGCAAAAACCTTCCACCTGGGGGGCTTTTGACCATGGGGAGTTGATCCCAAGTAGTCGGACAGGGCCTCCTCAAATCTGAGAAATAGGTTTCGCACTTCTCCGCTTGCGGAAAAGATGAAACCATCTCCTGGGTTCAAGGGAATAGGTTGACTCTTCAAAGTCATCAATACGGTTAATAATAACAGATGCGGAGCGATATCTAGCCGCTCTAGTCTCATATCTTGATGGTATGAAAGCAGCTTCGATTGCATCGTATAATAACTCATGGATATCAACCTTTCTCACATTAGCTTCACGTAACTCCCTTAATATATGAGCTTTAACTGCCTGTTCTGCAGACCGGGTTCTAGTAAGACAATTAATTGTCATTCTAGCACTCTGTCCATAGATGGCGGCTCTACTCATTCTGACCCCTCGTTGCTGTCTGCTTGCATCCCACAAGGGGCCTATAAAGTCAGATGACTCAGTGTCAGTCGGGGTGTCCTCGACAATGTGGTCGAGAGAGTCAACAAGTTGATTAGCATCTGACTGCTCCTCGCTGTTTACCCTCCCTCTGGTCCACCATCTTTCGATGTCGGCCCAGGCTGCACTAGGTGATGATGCCCTACACCATTCAATGAATGCTGAAGGTACCACCGTGGTGAGACTAGTTCCTGATAAGTTCAGGTCAACTTCCCATCTGATCATGCTTTGATTAGCAAAACTTCCTTCAAATTCACAAAGCTCGTTCATCTGGTTGAAAATAGG